ACCACCTGCGCGACCAGCGCGGGGAGAACACGACACAACGTGGGTCTCCCGGAGAGATGGCGAGCGCACCAGACGGGAACTGACCTGGGGCTTGCTGACACTCCCACGGCTAAAGCCTGTGGGGTTCTGGTTTCTCACGCGGCAGCCAGTGCTGCCACATCCACCAAGGCGGTGCCCCCGCCCTTCTTTCGGATGTTCAGGGCGGCGTTGTGGTCGCGGTGGAGTTCTGCCCCGCAGTAGGGGCAGGAGTGCCACCGGACAGAGAGGGCCTTCAGCACTCTCTCGCCGCACGCTGAACAGTTCTGAGACGTATAGGCGGGGTTCACCTTCTCGACTGTCTTTGCGGCGCTTTCAGCCTTCTCCGACAGGATGGTGACGAAGGTTCCCCAACCAGCGTCCGATATACTCTTGGCGAGAGGATGGTTCTTCACCATCCCCCGGATGTTCAGGTCTTCGACAACGATGTGGTCGAAACGGGTGACGAGATCGTGAGCAACCTTGTGGCAGAAATCGCGGCGGGTTCGCCCCACCTTCAGGTGTGCCTTGGCAAGCAGTTGCCGTGCCTTGCGCCTGCCGTTGCTGCCCTTCTGCCTGCGCGAGAGACGGCGTTGCGCGGTCTTCAGGCGGCGCTCCGCTGTCCGATAGTGGCGCGGGTTGGCGATCTGCTCTCCGGTAGAGAGGGTGGCGAAGGACTCTATGCCCAGGTCTACGCCGACCGTTTCCCCCGTCTTCGGCAGTGGCTCCGGCTCGACTTCGCAGGTGATGTGTGCGAACCAGCCGTTCGCCTTGCGGATGATCGTGCAGGTCTTCGGCTTGCCCTCAAGCGGGCGATCCTTGCAGAACTTGATGCTGCCGATCTTGGAGAGCACGAGGCGGTTGCCGTCGAACTTCGCGCCGTTGCCGTATTGCCGATACGTGAAGGAGTCGTACCAACCCGCGCCTCTGAACCTGGGGTATCCGGGCTTCTCGCCCGCCTTCACGCGGCGAAAGAACGCGGCGAAGGCGTGATCCAGGCGGTGCAGCACGTCTTGCAGCACCTGGGAGTGAACGCGGGGGAGAAACGGCGACTCCTTCTTCGCCAGTGGCAGCGAAGCGCACTGCTCAGCGAAGCACACCGAGCGTTGTTCCTGCTCGTAGGCGTCTTTGCGTTCGCCCAGGGCGCGGTTATACAGGCGGCGGCACGTTTCCAGTGTCTCCGCCATCGTCGCTTCTTGGCTGCGCGTCGGGCGCAGTTTGTAGACGAACGTCTTGGTTGCCATCAGTCGCGGGTGGGCTGCGCCTCGATATACCGGCGGATCGTGTCCGAGGACACGTTGCCTGCCGTAGAACAGAAGTACGAGCGCGTCCACAGAGACGGCATCCGCAGCAGGTATGGGAACTCCTGCCTGAGCAGCCGTGCGCTCTTGCCCTTCAGTCGGGCGACGATCTGGTTCGGTGCCCACTGGGGCGTTGCCGACACGAACAGGTGTAGGTGGTCTACCATGATCTCCAGCGCCAGAACCTCGCAGTCGATCAGCGGAGCCGTCTCCCGGATGATCTCCTCAAGCCGCTCCTTGATCGAGCCGCCCAGGATTCTGCGCCTGCGCTTCGGGCACCAGATCAGGTGGTAGTTGCAAAGGAACACGCATGTCTCTTTGTGTTTGTAGTCCTGCCCCATGTCCTCATTATACCACAGCCTGTGTAGAAACGCAAGCGCAAACAACACAGGCTGAAAGGCATTCGGGGCGTTCGTTCAGTCGCCCTCGGCGGGCGATGGGCGATTTCATCCCACCCCTAAAGGGTGTGGGCTTTCATCGCCCAAGGATTCTGTAAGTCAGCGCCGCCTCCGCCGAGAAGACGCCCCCCAGGCTCGCGCCGGCACTGATGATGTTGCCGTTGAAGGGCTCCAGGGCTACCAGCGCCGCCGCCCCGAAGCAGTTGGGGTCGGTGTAGGAGCACTCCGAGTTCCGGGTGCCCGCCCATGCCTGGGCCGCCTCGAACACCGCCAGGGGGTTCGTGCTATAGTAGCTCGTCAGGTTCGCCCTCTGGGTTGCGAACCCGTTCGGCGTGTAGAACGTCGAGTAGCCATCGCTCGCGAAGATCGCCAGGAGTACCGTGTTCTCGACGGTCGTCGTGAACTGCGGGAAGCAGTGACTCCAGACGCCCTGGTACCAGTAGTCGTTATAGCCGTTGGTGATGATCTCGAAGGTCGGCCGGCCCACCTCCGCGTTGATCGGCACCGGCCGGGCCGTGCCGGAGTAGGCCAGGAGCGCGCCGCTCCATTTGGTGGAGGACGGCGCGGTGAACGAGTAGCTCGAGGGTTCGCTCGCCGTCGCGATCTTGTAGGCCAGGAAGAGCCGCCCCCCGGTCTCGTTACCCACGGTGTCGTAGTTGGTGGGTGCGCTCCCGTTCCCGCACATCCTGATCGTGCGGAAGAGCGTGAACCCCGCCGGCAGCGTGATCGGGCCGCCCAGGAACTTGGTCGAGATCGCCGCGATCAGCGCGTCGTTCGCCGCGACCCCGGTCGGCCTGTTCAGGACGAAGCCCGTACCTGTATAGTCGGAGTACCCGGTCGTGGCGCTGCGGAAGGCCACCGGCATGCTCGCGCCTCCTCAGTCCAGGGTCAGGTCCAGGGCGCCCGCCGGGTAGCGCACCACGTCGCCGATGTTGATCGTGCCCGCTCCCGATTCGCCCGCGATCAGCAGGTTGCCCCCGGTCAGCGCGTCGAACACCCCCGCGTAGGGAAGGCTGCCCCACGCGACATTGGCGCACGCGGGGAACGAGACCGAGTTCGGGTTGTCGATCAGCCCGTGTGTTGTGGCCGTCCAGGCGTTCAGAAGCTGGCGAGCGTAGCCGTTCGCCGATGAGGGCTCGACACCCCCGGTGCCGTCTGCCTGCCACGACTGCGCCGAGAGCGCCAGGTAGAGGCTCGGAGCCGCATAGGCCGTGTTCTTGAAGAGGAGCGCGAGAGCGACGTGCGCCAGATAGTCACTCCATCCCCCGGCCTTCACCCCGAGGGTCAGCGCGTTCGCGGCGATTGAGGGCGCCTTCCCGATCGGCACCACCTTGTGCTCGGGGAGCTGCACGTAGGCGTACAGGTTCCCGGCGGTAGCGGCGTCCACGATGCCGACGTGCGTGATCGCCCACTGCACCGTCGGCTCCGGGAACGTGACCGCGCCCACGTTGCGGATCGCGCGGCCGGCGGGTGTCGACCACGCCGCGGAGTTCAGGGCCACCCGCGCGTAGGCCGCGTCTGCCGGCTCCACCATGTTGCCGGCCTCCGTCGGGTCGTCGGTGAAGAGCGCCGCGAACGTCTGCACTTTGGGGGTGTGTGCCTCCACGCCGCAGAGGTGCTTCAGCAGCAGCGCTTCGGCGAAGTTCGTCAGGATACCATCCATGCGAGCGGGGATCTCCTATCCGAGGATCTCGATGAGCACGCACTGCTGCGAGCCGTCCGACTGCCGGCCGTCGCTCATCTGCGCGATGGGGGTGATGCGCAGCCCCGTGGACCCGGCGGCGCGGAACTCCAGGGGTGTCGCGAAGACGGTGTTCTCGGGGGTGCCCGCGCCGTGCGCAATGCACGCCTCCAGCACATCCCCCACCTCTCCAGTAACCTGGAACGAGCCGCTCACCTCGGTCACCTCGCCGAGGGCGCCTGCGACGCTCGGGTCGAGTTGCGCCAGGCCCACCGACCCGGGCGCGATCTGCCCGGCGCCGACCGGACCGACCACCCGCAGATCCGCGAGCGACGAGAGCGCGACGCCATCCCAGGAGACCCGGCAGAGGCGGAACCCCACCGTGGGCAGGGGGGCCACCACGCTCACGGCGATCTCTTCGCTCACGTCGTCCAGGTACACGTAGTAGCTACCGACCGCCTCCGCGGCAAAGAGGTAGCTCGCCGGACCGGAGTAGCGCTTCCCCCGGAAGTAGAGCGTGCCCGCCGCGAAGGCGATGGTGTCCATCCCCGAGAGCGACGGCTCCCAGTCCGCGGCGGTCAGCACGCAGTCCTGAGCCAGGTCGTCGCTGCGCTGCTCCAGCCCAGCCTGCGCTTCAAGCTGCATCTGGTTCAGCTCTGCGGCGTAGAGAGGGGTGTCGGCCTGGAACACCTTCGAGAAGTGGAGTTCACTTGCCATCAGCCGAGCTTGTCGCCTTCCACCGCTCCCTCGGCGGCGAGGGTGCTGCTATCCAGGAAGAACCGTCCCGTCACATTCCGGGGGTAGGCACGGGCGGCGGCAATCGCCTCCCACCGTGTTACCGTCTGCCGCGTTGTCACCGGGCGTCTGCCCGAGATGTAGACCACCGTGCGCGCCAGCTCTCGGTCGGTGTGGGTGGGCATCAAGGCATCCATTCCAGCACGCCGGTGTAGACGGCCTGGTGGGTCACTTCGTTCTCATCCGCCTTCAGCGTGCGCTGCTCCTCCGTCAGCCGGAAGATGGACCCCGGTGGAAGGTCCACGCCGGTCAGTTGGGATCGGACGAACATACCCGGGTAGAGGGGCTTCCCCTGGGTCTCCCACACGATCGTCTCGGACGTGATCTCGGCCCGGATCCCCTTCTTCAGGGCGGCCACCGCGGGGTCAGAGAGGTTCGGGTCATCGATCACCTCCTCCCACACGTCGCCCACGTAGTAGCGCCACGCCGGGTTCTCCTGGCTGCCCTTGTCCTGCCACAGCGCCGACTCCGGCGCGATCTCGGTGCCCGGCACGGTGAGGCTCCCCTCCCGAATGCTCGTGGCCCCCAGGATCTCCACCTCATTCACGAACTCGCTCAGGTCGCGCTTGTGCCGTACGCGCCACAGGCGGTCGTCATCGTCGGCGGGGTCCTGCTCCAACACGAACACCTGTGGGTTCGCCCGGTAGTCGGGGCGCGGCAGGGCGTGGTAGGTGCCGTCCGGCTCAATGCGCCAGATCCAGTCGCCGCGCTGCCGGCACAGGTAGTCCAGCCACTTCACCGCCTCGACGGTGTAGCCCGGCGACAGGTCGCCCTGCACCACCGGCTCGTCCGGGCTGCTCGTCAGCGCATCCACCCGCGCGTCCGGCAGCGGCAGCACGTAGGTCTCGAACTGCGCAAGTTCAGGGGTGCCCCAGGCCCAGCCGTTGATCCGGATCCGCGTGTCGGGCACCCCGAAGGCGTTGAGCGAGTGCCGCCACGCGTCTTTCCAGGGCCACCCCGCCACGTCCCCAATCCGGCTGCGGCACTTCTTCTTCTCCAGGCGGAAGGAGTCGTCCTGAAGCTCGATCACGCGCGGCACCGGCTGCGTCGTACCTTCCAGCGTCACCTCGGGGTTGATCACCCGGCCCGTAAAGAGGATGTACTCCCCCGTGTCGGTGCCGTCGCAGTCCAGGGCCCCCACCCGGATCTGCATCTCCTCGTTCCCCCGGAAGAACGGGAGCAGCGTCGCGCAGCATCCCGGCACCGTTACCCGCGCCGTCGCCCCGCGCACCATCCCCAACTCGTTCTCCTGCCGGGCCACGGTCACTTCCGTCACCCCGATGACCTGCGGCGCCTTCGCCTGCGTCCGGAAGTCCGGCGAGTACACCTCCTGCAGCCGGTACAGAATGGGCGTGCGCAGCGGGTTCCCCGTCTCCAGCGTGGCGCCGAAGCGCGCCAGCTTCGTCGGAGGGTCGTCGGTCTCCACCAAGGGCGTCACCACCGACCCACCCCGGCTCTTCCCGCTCGCCGCCTGCACGTTCACGCGGAGGTTGGCCGCCTTCACCTCCGCCGTGACCACGCGCCCCGCCTCGTCCGTCGTGGTGAAGGGGAGTTCCGGCGGCTCCTGCGTCTCCACGCGTCCCCAGAACCGCTTTCGCGTCTGCACGTCGCCGTTCTCGTCCTGAAACTCCTCCACCACCGGCCGGATGAACTGCTGGCACACCATGAACGCCGCCTGGTGCCCCTGCGCGTAGAGGCGCATGGTGCCGACCGGCGTGTTCGCTCGCGTGATCGCGTCGCTGTAGTTCCACCAGTCACCGAACGAGCCCGCCGCGATGGAGAGCACTCCCTCCAGTTGCCGGATGAGGATCATCTCCTCCAGGTCGCCGCCGTTCACTGCCGCCCGCTTCAGCTCCCACTGCAGGGCGTTCCCCGAGAACTCATCCAGCGTCTCCCACTCCGAGACCGCCGTCTCTCCATCCGGGCCGATCTTTGCCCGCCGCAGCAGGGGCTTGCGGTTGTCCAGGTCCCACGACCCGAAGCCGACGAGGCTCTTCATCTCCTCCGGGGGCTGGCCCATCCAGGCCGCGTATGTCGGGAAGAGCACGCAGTAGCGGTACGTCTCACCCCGGTAGCGGTAGTCTGGAAGAGCGATGGAGACCCACGGCTTCAGCAGGCCATCCGCCGGCCGAAGCTCCGTCAGCTTCCCCGCGCGCACCTCCAGGTTCGTGGGCGCCGACCGGATCACGTAGACGGCGACCCCTGCGTCCAGGTCATACGTCCGGCGCAGCTTCACGCCGCCCCACTGTGTCGGGCGCGTGTCGTAGTACTTCAGGTAGGCGGCCTGGGGCGTTCCGGCAAGCACCACCAGGCGCCACTTGTTGCTGGGAGCGCCCGCCCACGGCTCGTAGTCACCCGGCGCGAACGACTGCTTGCTGTGAACCGAGTGCAGCACCACCGCGTTCAGCGGCTCGTAGTATTGCGTGTTGTTGAACCGCCACGTCCGTACCAGCTCCGAGTAGTCCCTCCGGTTTCCGCCCCGGAAGTACCACTCCCGCACGAACGCCCGGCCGTCGGGTTCACCGACCGACCGCGGGTAGTCCCAGGCAACCGAGAAGTAGTGGCGTACGATCATCAGACCTCACCCCTCAGAAGCCCACCTGCTGCCGCGCGCGATGATACGAGCTCCGCAGCATCTCGCTCGTCTTGTCTGTGCGAATGCGGATCACCCACTCGTTCTCCGCCACCTGCTCGGCGCTCACCGTTCCATTGCCGATGCTTCTGCCGTTCACCGCCAGCCGGCTCCCGCCGGTACTTGCCACGCCCGACGTGGGATCCGGCAAGTTCGGGATGGGGTAGAGCGTTGTGCCGCACGGCGGCGCTTCCGGCAGTGGCCGGATGGTCACCCGCGGCTCCGGGGCCGGGCGAATGCGCACTCGCGCCCTCGGTGACGGTGTGATCAGCGACGGTCCCACGGGGAGCTTCGGCCACGGGATCCGCGGCAGCACCGAGGGAGGAGTCCCACCCGTCAGCGGTGCCCCCGCGGGAAGGGAGCCTGGCCTTCCGCTCGTGAGCGGCCCGCCCACGAGGATCACCGGCGGCCACACCCCCGGCGGCCGGCTCGTCAGCGGTCGCGCCGGCACATGCGGCATCGGCCGGATCCCCGTCACGCCCGGTGCCACCGGCACCTTCCGCATCGGCAACCGCGGGAGCCACGGCTCCGATCCGCCGCTGTCCGGCGGTCGCTCGATCTTCCACTTCGGTGCCGGCAGCTTGGGCGCGGGCAGCCGCGGGATGTCTGGTGTGACGGTGAGCGCCTTTGGGTGCGGCCTCATCCCGGACGTGATTGCCGCCCCAACGCTCACCGCCGCCTTCCGCGCTACGCCGACGCTCTTGCGAATCCCCCGGGCCAGCGTGCCGATCAGCCCCGGGCCCGTCTCGTCCAGCGTCTTCAGCGGGCCCCGCTTCGCCGGCGAGTGGGGCAGGTGCTCGTCGATCCACGTCAGGATCCTCTTCAGCACTCTGCCGAGCGGGCTGTGCTCGACGCTCATCCCTCGCACGAACTGGCGGAACAGCTCGCGCCCCGAGTGGTACATCCGCGGGAAGAACCCGGTGATCTCGTCCAGAATCGCCCGCAACCCGCTCGCCACGCTGTTGCGCAGCCCGGATGCCCACTCCATTGCCGCCCCCAGCGCGCGCAGGTAGGCGATGTAGAGGCGGGTGAGCGCGTAGATGAGCACGCCGGCTACGGCCACGAACGCCGCCACCTGGTACTGCCCCAGCACGGCGGCGGCCGTCGCGATCAGCAGCGTCGCCCCCAGGAACTTGATGTCGTTGCGCACGCTCCGAACGCCGTTCCAGAGCCGGCGGATGGAGTCCGCGACCCGCGCGACCGCCGCCCCCATCCGCCCTAGGCGGCCCGTGGTGCCCTCGCCGTGCTTCCCCAGGAGTCCGAAGGCATACGCCAGCGCCAGAATCGCCGCGGCGATGACCGCGATCTCCCAGAACGCCGCGATCTTCACGACGATCCAGCGCACCAGCGCCCAGATCGCGCCCCAGATCGCCTTCGTCAGGAACCAGAAGGCGCGCGGAAGCAGTAGGAGCACGCCCCGCATCGTGACCATCCCGCGCACGGCGCCCCAGATCGCCGTGATCAGCGGCGGGATCTGCGCGAACAGCGCGGCAATCGCCCCCGGCGCCGTCAGCGTCTGCAGCGCGCTCAGCGAGGTGAAGAGGACCCCGAGGAAGAACGCCACGCTCGACAGCGCCACCAGGACGCCGCCCACCGCCACGATCAGGGCGCCGAAGACGATGGTGCCGGCCACCTGCAGCGAGAAGAGGATGGCGATCACCTTCGCGATGGTCGGGTGCGCCTTCTTCAGCGCCTGCCACAGGTCCCACACCCGCCCCAGGAACTCCGCGACCCAGCGCAGGATCGTGACCACCCACTGGTACAGCGGCGCCAGCAGGTCGCCCAGGAGGTTGCTGATGGAGTCACGGATCTGCTCGATGCGGCCGGAGATGAACTGGATCATCGCGTCCATCATGCTGGCGTACTGCTTGCCGAAGGCGGTGGTGGGGTCGCCCTCCCAGGTGCGCAGCAGCAGGTCCACCACCGGCTTCGATGCCAGGCCCTTGGCACTCCGCATCATCGCGATGAGTTGGGCCCGCGTCTTCCCAAACCCCTTCTCCAGGACCGGCCACACGTTCAGGTTCGCGGCGGCGAGCTGGTTGATCCGCCGCATATGGACCTTCCCCTCGGCCAGCATCTTCCCGACCGCATCGCCGATGCGCACGAAGCGGTCGGTGCCGCCGCCCGCTACGCCCGCCGCGTTCGCAATCGCGGTCAGCGTGTTCAGGAGGTCCTTCGCATCGAACCCCATCGCCAGGAGGCGCTGAGACAGCTTCACCGTCTCTTCCATGTTGAAGGGGCTCTTGACGGCGAACGTCTGCAGGTCCGCGTAGAGCGCCCGCGCCTTCTCCGCACTCTGCAGCAGGTTCGCGAACGCGGCCGTCGTCCGCTGCCGCAGTTCCTCCATCCCCAGGCCGGCCTTCGCGATCCCCCCGCCGATGCCGAGGAGCGCTCCGCCGAAGAGCATCACCACCAGGGCAGCCTCACGCAGGGCCATGGAGAGGTCCAGCACGTTCCGGCGGAACGCGTTGAAGTTTGCGTTCGCCTGCGGCAGCTTCACGTTCACGTTGTGGATCGCGTTGCGCAGGTTGTTGAGGTTCGCCGCCAGGTTGTTGATCGCCGCCGACGCGTTGTCGATCACGTCGATCGCGATCTTCAGGTTCAGCGTGGCCTGCTGGCTCTGCGCCATCGTCACCTTCCCCCACTCTTGGCGGCGGCCTCAGCCTTTCGGCGTCGCTCCTCGTCGGCCTTGGCTTGCTCCTCGGCGATGAGCAGCCAGTCCTCAATCAGGTCGGCCGGCTCCGCGAGCAGGCGCTCGGTATCGTATCCCGGGTAGCGCCTCAAGAGGATATCGAGGAGCAGGGGAAGCTCCGGCTCCTGCACCGGCTTTCCCCCCTCCATCCGCCTCACTTGCTCTCGGAGCCTCCCGCGTTTCCCCGCGACTGGAAGGCGAAGTTCATCGCGTGTGTCGCCAGCTCGATCAGTGTGGAGAAGTCGAGGGAGCGCACGTTCTCCTGCGAGAAGGGCAGCGGCTTCACCTCGCCGCTCTCGTTCTCGATCTCCACCCCCTCCCACCCGATCACGCACCGGTTGTTCACCAGTACATCCACGAGCTTGCCCAGTTCGAGGTCGCTCAGGGTGATCTGCACCGACTCCGGGTCGGTGGCGCCCTTCGCCAGGTCGCCCAGCTTCACGCACTCGGCGAAGCCGCGCTTTGCCTGGTAGCTGATCTGCAGGAAGAAACGGGCGTCGTCTATCGTCACGCTCTTCGTGAACGGGGAGATGCGCATACGGCTCCTCTCAGGGTTACACGGGGGCGGCGGCGAGGATCCGCACGCTCGGCAGCGTGGGATCGGCCTTCACGGCCCGGAAGCTGTAGACATGCACCGGGTCGCCGTTGGCTCCCTCGGCGTCGTACTCGTACTCGAACCCCTGGTCCGGCGCAGCCACCAGGTTTGCGGCCTCGACGTAGAGCACGTCGACCGCGGCACCGCACTGCTCGTAGGTGGCGGCGAACGCGAGCGTGCCGGGCGTGTAGCATGCCGCCAAGAAGTCATCCTGCAGGGCAGCGTTCCAGATCACCGGCACCTCGACGCTCAGCTCCAGCTCGATCTCCTCCTCGCCTGCCTTCAGCTCATACGCTTCGCGCAGGCTCACCAGGCCGGAGGCGCCGAGGCCGCGGCTCGCCGGCTGGAGATCGCCGTAGCTCATGTACTTGTGGTTGTTCTTGATCCCGAGCTTCCACTCGCGCACGCGGAGCCCGCCGGGGGGCGTAACCGGCCCCGTGAGGGCGACGGCGCTCTGCCACCCGAACAGAACCGGGTCCGGCAGCGCCCCGCCCACGAACCCTGTCGTGCCGGAGATGTCACCACCCAGGGCGAGGAGGGTCACCGATGCTTTGAGCACCTCGCCGTCCTCGCTGTACTCCTGTGACAGATCCAGCGAGTCGATCACGGCGCCCCAGAGGAGCAGCGCGTCCGCGCCGGCATTCCCTGCCAGGATCGAGAGCGAAGGTACCCTCCCGCTTGCCGACCACGTGCCCCCGACGCTGCCGTCGACCGAACGGATCGCGTGCCGGATGAACGCGGGCGTCTGCACCTCCAGGTCGAGGCCGTCCATCCCGGCGCGGATGATGCCCCCACGCCGGTCCACGCGACCGCCCACGTGCCGGCGCGTCTGCACGTTCGGGTGCGCGTAGATCCGCCCCTTGGTCACCCGGTCCGAGTAGATGCTCGGGGTCACCGGCACGCCGTGCGTTGCCTCGAGGCCGTAGAGGATGCACGACTCTGTACTGCGGAAGACCGGCGCCTCCGGCCGGCTCGTTGCGTTTGCCATCTATGGGAACCTCTCTACCGGCCCCGCCGAGGCCGCCACGGAGAGCATCACGCCCCCGGCTTCGCCCGCTTCCCCGTCGGTGCCGCCGGAGCGTCCGGCACGCCCTCGTCCGGCTTCACCTCCACCAGGAAGGGCGCTCTTCCCGCGTCGAAGTGGCCCAGGATCGCCGCGTCCTCGATCACCGTCGCCTGCTCGCGCGTCACGCGGATCGCTCCGGGGCTCAGCACCAGGGCATCTACCGGATACTCAGGGTGCAGTGTGAAGGTTCGAGGCATCAGACCCCCGTTCGTGAGTTCAGCACGTCCACGCGGACGGCGGCAATCGCGTACCAGGCCCGCTCGGCCACGTCCTGGCGTACCCGCAGCGAGACGCCCCGGCACGAGGCGCGCTCCCCGGCACACCGGCCGTCATAGTGCAGCCCCCGGTTCTCCCGGATGATCCGCTTCACGGCATCGGCGAGGGCAATCGCCTCCTTCGCCGCGTCCACCGACCCGGCCGTGCTCCGGGCCACGCATGCCACGAAGAGCGTCGTGAACTCGCGCTCGGTATTGGACGAGGCCACCGGGCGCACTTCCTGGATCACCGTGTCATGCACGTAGAAGACGCTCACTTGCGGGAAGCTCCGTCGGGCACGGTCCACCTCGTCCGGAATGCTGTTGTAGACGTCCTGCGTTACGGCGCAGCCGACCGGTAGGCTACCCCCGACGGCCGCGTCGAGGATGTGGTAGACCTGGTCCCAGACCTCCACCAACCCGTCCGCTGCCATCAGAACACCCGAATCAGGTGGTCGATCACCTGGTCTGCCACGTCATCCACCGTCTGCGGCGTGATGTCCAGGAATGTGCGTTGCGGCAGCGGCGTCTTGCGCCCGGGCCGGCCCTCGTTGTGCCAGGCGGCACGCGGGTCGCTCGTGCCGTAGCTCAGGTGGTTCTTCCGCACGGACTCCGCTGCGTTGGTGCCTCCCATCAGGCTGTGGAACAGGTCCCAGAACCGGCGCAGCTTCGTCTCTCCCGTCCCCTCGCGCCGCCGTCGGGCCAGGTACGAGGCACTCAGGTCCGGCCAGGGGTTCCCGCTCGGCGTGCTCTCCTGCTGGAACGCCTCGCGCGTCTGCCGGCGCAGGTAGGGGAGCGTGTCGTTGGTGAACACGGGGCGCATGTCGCGAATGGCGTCGCGGAACTCGCGCAGCTTCCGCTGCACGTCGCCGCGAGCCACGTTCGTGATCACCACGAAGCGGTAGACCGGCATCAGAGGCTCCCCTCCGCGTTCGGCTCCTGCCCATCAAGCTGCATCGTCACCCGCTGGAACACGCCGCCGTCGAGGTCGTTCTTGGTCAGCTCCGTCAGGTAGCCCCACCCGATGCACTCCACCTTCGCCTCGTCCAGCAGCTTCATCACGTTGCGCACCGCCTGGCTCCGTCGCACATCCGGCGAGGGATGCTCGGTGAAGATGTCGACCCGCGTGACCAGCTTGTGGCTGAACCGTAGGAGCGCGAAGTAGCGCAGGAGCGCTCGGAACGCGATCACGTCCGACTCCGCCACCGCGCCGCCTGCCAGGTCCGAGAAGGCGATGCCGTATTCCAGGAGCGCGCCATCGATGGCGCCCCCGTACCCGACAGGGGTGTCCGTCTCCGAGAGCCCCGTCTCCAGGGCCAGGTCGCTGAACTCACTCGCCAGGTACGCCAGGGCATCGGCTCGGGTGAAGGCCATCGGCGGCTACTCGCTCTTCTTGCGCGCGCGTGCGCGCTGGGCTCCCACCGCCTGGGCGACTCTTTCCGCCAGGTCGGCAATGGACTCCAGGGCATGGAGCTGTGCCACGCTGGGGTGGGGCACGAAGCCCTTCTGGGCCGGCTCCACGCCGACTTCCTGCGCCAGCGCTTCCAGCGTGCCGGTGATCCGGGAGATCGCCGACTGCTTGCGCGCCTCTAGGACGTAAGGGGCTGCCATGTGGTCCTTTCCGAGAAGGGGAGCCCCTGGGGGCGCGTCACCCCCAGGGGGACAACTCAGGCCATCGGCGACTCATACCCGGCCGGGATCGCGTAGGCGGCGTTCCCCACCCGGGTCACCGCTGCGCCGACGCGGTTCCACGCCCCGAAGCCGGCGTGCCGCTCGTACTGCTGCTCCCAGAAGGGGTGATCGGCGCGCTCAGCCACGGGATGGAAGCCCTGCAGCTCCGGCAGCGCGTGCTGGCGCATGCGCAGCGGCTTCTCGGCCCGGGTCATCGTGCTGACCAGGTAGTCGTCGGGGAGCACCGACCACTTGAAGACCCACGACCGGCTCGCCTGGTCGTAGCCCAGCAGTTCGCCCGGCACGTTCACGCCGACGCTGCCTATCAGGCGATCGCCCGTCACGGCCTGCTCCACGTTCGGGTCGGCCTTGTCGATGAAGCTCACCAGCGCCTTCGTCGAGGCCTCCAGGTTGGGAGCGATCAGGTGCACTACTTCGCCGTCGTTCCCCGGGTGCTCGCGCAGGCTATCCGCGGCCACCTGGTAAGGGTTGCTCGCATCCGCGATCCCTGCGGCCTGCGCGAAGTAGTGGCTGTCGGTCGAACCCGTCTCGCCGCCGTTGCGCAGCAGGTAGGAGGTCGCGTCGGCGTTGGCCAGGGGCTTGACCGCGAGCGTGCCGTGCGCCTCGTCGTCGAAGTTCCAGTCGGCGTTGCCGAGGAGGGCCGCCAGCAGGTGGTTCCGCATCCACCGCAGGTCGGCGTCCAGGATCGTCGTGAGCACGCGGTTCGCCTCTTCGACGGTCATGAAGAGCGTCGCCATGCGAGTGCGGCCCCAGGCCAGGCCGGCGCTCTGGATTGGGTAGCTCACCTCGTAGTAGCCTGCGACCTGGATCTGCCGGGCACGCCCGTATTCATCCAGGGGCTGCAGGCTCACGACGTTCGGCGTCTTGTAGCGCGTCTTGAACTCGGTGGTGGGCTCAACGAAGAGGTTGAACAGGTCTCGCACCACCTGGTTATGCACGGCCACACTCTCGGTGATGGCCCGGCCAACCTCCTCGACACCGACTTCGGTGACGCGCTGGCCCAGGACATCCGCAAGAGAGTGAAGCCGTATAGGAGGGTGTTCGCCACGGAGGCTCCTCTCGGGGGTCATCACAGCAACTGGGTCGGCCCCGTCTGCGGCGAGCCGAACCAGTCTTCGTCTATCTCCAGACCGGGCGGCCGGCCTCCCTCAGCACGTTACGGGGCATCGATCTGCACGTAGAGTGCGCGGTCGTAGCTCTGCCCCACTCGGGTCACCGGCACGGCCAGGATGTAGCCCAGCTTCTTGCTCACGGTGCCGGCGGCGTCGGCGATCCTTCCCGCCGTGTTGCTCAGGAAGAGCGTGCCGCCGAAGTCGCGGGTGCCGAAGTCGTAGCCGTCGAGCACGCCCTCCATCAGCACCGTCACCGGCATCCCCGCCTTCACGGAACGCGTCGCGATCCCGAAGACACGTGCGTTCGCGTCGGTATCGGCCTGCGCCTTCACCACGCGCCCGGCGCCGTTCCCGCTCGGGATGAGGCGCACGGCGTCACCGGCGGTCAGGTCCTCGCCGGCCACACAGGTGCTCTGGCGATTGCTCTCCAGCAGTCGCATCTTGCCAGCGGCGGCAAGCGAGATATCAGCCATTCCCTCTCCAGTTCCATCCACCGTGCGAGCATCGGCCTAGCGGTACAGGCTCATCTGTGCTCGCAGTGCTTCCTCATCACGCTTCCCCTTACCGGCCGGGGCCGCGGGAGCAGGGCTCTTCGGGGTGCCGGGCTTCGGCGAACCGGCCGGCTCCTCCCCCAGGACCGCCGCCTTCTCCAGCCAGGCGTCCATCACCAGCACGTCGTCCGTCTCCGGTGCCAGCGCGCGCACCTTCTCCGGCAGTGCCTTCAGCCGCGCCTCGACGGCCGACTGCGCCCGGTCACGGAACCTCTGCAGCTCCTCCACCGCAGCCCTGTGCTCCGCCTCCAGGGCTTCCAGCTTCCGGCGCGTCTCTTCGTGCTGCGCGGCGGCCTCGTCCCGCCGCCGCTGGCTCTCCTCCTCGCGGTCGGCGTGCTCCTGGCGGGCGCGCTCCAGCTCGGTCTTGAGTGCCTTGCGCTCTTCGTTCACCTTCTGGAAGCGGTCGTAGGGGACCATCCGCTCCTCGGGCTCCTTCACCGGCTCCGGGCTCGCCTTGGGCTCAGCCTCGGTCTCAGTACCAGTCTGCGGCGTCTCGGCTGCAGGCACATCGGTCTCCTCAGGCATGAACATCCTCCTACGCTCGTGACGTGAGCGACTCGATCCGAAGGGGTATCAGCGCGGGCCCCCTGGCGCCGGCACAGCATCCTGATTCGCCTGCGCCAGCTCTCGCGCGAGGGGGCCGCCCAGGTGCCGGGCCATCTCCTGCACGCGGGCATCGTCCCAGCCGTCATCGCGGAGCAGCATCTCCAGGGGCATGCCGGCCTCGACCGCCATCTTGAATGCCGTCCACCGGCTCTGCTCCACCTGGTAACCCTCGCCCTTCGCCTCGGGCAGCAGCGGGCGCATGTCGATGTCGAAGTCGAGGTGGCCCTGCTCGTAGCTCGCCAGGTCGAAGGGGAGGAAGCGGCGGCGCTTGCCGTCCAGGGCGCCCCACGCGCCGCTGTTCGCACGCATCCCGGCAATGGCCAGGCCCATCTGGAAGAGCTTCACGCTCTGCCGGTCGGCGGCTGCGGCGGCGCGCACGAAACGGTGCTTCACGTCGCCGGCCAGCTTCTCCACCGCCGGCCCCGTCGTCTGCGTCATCGCCCGCAACGTCGCGAACATCGAGAGCTCCGGGAAGTCGCGCTCCACCTCCTGGACCAGCGCGTGCGCCGCGGCCATCGCCTGCTGCACATCCAGCGAGAGCGTCTCCAGCCCCGCCTCGGGGGGACCGTAGAGCACGTCGAGCTGCTCCCGCCCCGCCAGGGGATCGGGGCTCTCATGGGTGGCCACCTGCTTCGAGCCCTGGATCATGTCTGCCAGGACGCGCACATTCTTGCCCCCCTTGACGATGATCGGGGCTTCCAGCATCTTGCCGATCTGGTCATGGATCTGGGAGACGAGGTGGTTCAGTTCATCGAGCTTCCCGATGGCGCACCACGTCACCGGGGCACCGTAGACCGACCCCAGGTTGTTGAAGCGGTACCACACCGCAGGCACGAACCCGTAGGGGTTCTCGTAGCGCGCTCCGGCGCCCGTCGCGTCGAAGGGGCGGTCGTCGAGCGTCGTCTGGATGCTCTCCTTGGTCACTTCCTCGCGGTATCGATGGCAGCGGCCCCCGTCGCCTTCGATGTCGTACTCCAGGGCATAGCGCTGCACGTTCCCCGCGGAGTCCAGCTCCAGGTCGCTCACCAGGCCCGGCCAGATCACCTCGGCGCTCACCTTGCGCCGGTCCACCTCGTCGTTCAGCTTCACCAGAACGTTGCCGAGCGCGGCGGCATGGCGGAGCATCACGTGCATCTGCTCCTGCCAGTTGCTCCATTCCCAGAAGCTGCCCAGGGCGTCGCGGATCTCCTGGCGCGTATCGCGGGCCAGCGGGATGGCCAGCGGAGTGCCGTCCGGGAGCCGGCGAGCATCCGTCGTCAGCACGCCCGGGTAGATGCTCGTGTAGAACTCCACCAGCCGAAACGTGGGGTTGTAGATCTGGCGGATGTAGCGATAGAGCCCATGCCGCCCCTTGTAGCTCGACCAGTTCCGCAGGTCCTCGAACGCCGTGTTGGAGTAGTACTCCCACAGCCGGTCGTAGTGGTCGGCGCGCGGCCGGTACCGGGCGTTTGCCTGCTGGCCCTGGCCGTTCCACGTCCGGCGGAAGGAGTCGACGGCCGAGGAGATGGAGGCGAGCAGCTTCCAGGGAATGTGCACTACGCCGCCCACCGTTTCCGCGCGAAGCCGAACAGGCGCGCGATGTGCGAGGACGCGGGCTGCAGGTAGCACCCATCCGTCGCCCCGACGATGGCATAGCGCAGGGCGTCGAGCCGGTGGTACTTCTCCTTGGCGGCGATCTTCTCGGTCACCTCACCCGTGTCGTCCGCCTCGCGTTTGTAGTCCAGGAACTCCTCCCTCAACCCATCCAGGGAATCCACCACGAACAGGCGCCCCGTCTTCAGCAGTCCGGTCACCCGGTCGATGCCCGCTTCGACATCCTTGAAAGGCGGTTCTTCGACGGGCACACCATAGGCCGCCCAGTCCTCCCGCTGTTGCACCTCGGAAGGGGCTCCGCCCCACCAGGACGCTTCCGGCTCCCGAACGGAGAGGCGAAGCGCCTGCAGCGCTTTCTCCTCGGTCGTCATGCCGTTCACGTGTACCACACGGTAGACGTAGAACTCGTCCCGCGCTGGGTCGCGCGCGACCCACACACAGGCGTTGTTCACGGCGCCGAAGTCCACGCCCACGTGCCGCTCCCATCCCCAGGGGATGTCGAACGGCTTCACCAGGCATCCGCCATCCTCGCGCGGGAGGTCCACGAAGCTCGCGTAGATCATCCCCGCCGGCCGGGCGAACTCGGCATCGTAGAAGAGCCGGAAGCGGTGGTCGGGCAGGTTGGCCTTCGCCCAGTCGTACTCCTCCTGGGAGAACGAAGGGTTCTGGGTCGACTTGAACTGGACCACGTCGATGTCGGCGTCGCCCTTGCGCCACGGCTCGAAGAGCCGCTGCTTCAGCCACCCCAGGTTGTACGGCGTCGTCGTAATCAGAATCCGCCCCCGGTGCAGCGACACGCGCCGCAACACCGCTTCATAGGCTCCATAGGTGAACTTGTCCTGGCCCGCCTCATCCAGCCACGCGGCCTTCGCTGTTGCCGATTCCAGGGAGTCCGGGTTGGCGGCGGAGCCAAAAATCACCCGCGTCTCCGCCTCGGGCACGTAGCCCCACATCCGCCGGCACCCCTCCTCGGTGAAGATGAATGCGTGCTTCGTCTCCTTCCACTCGCCCAGGCGCAGCGTGTCGCGAAAGAGCCGGAGGAACTCCGGGAGCATCTTCAGCTCGAGGAGCGGGAAGCTGGCGGTGACCGCCAGGTAGTCGCCCGGCCCCTTGGCCTGGATCTCCCGATGCACCCAGAGGGGCCCGAAGCTCGTCTTCCCGCCCTGCGTGCCCGCCAGGATCACCACGAACCGCCGCTCGCTCTCCCAGGCGCGTGCCTGCCCGGGGTGCAGGTTGGCGGTCAGCACGCCATCTTCCACGGTCCAGAGTTGGCGAGGGGGCATACGGGCTTTCTATTGCCAGGTCATGCCGTCGTCTTCCGAGTACCTCTCGCGGCGAACCCCGGTGGCGAGGACATACGACGCGACCAGGAGGCCGCTCGGATACTGCACCGCGGTCACCACGGGAAGCGCGTTCGTCTCCATCGTGAAGCAGACCCGGGAGCCCTCCTTCACCGTCTTGCCGTCCACGGTCAGCTCCAGCGCCGGCCCCACCAGCATCGGCACCTTCACGATGAAAGTGACTGCCATGTGTCGCCGTCATCCTCGCTTGCCAGCACAACACCCTTGATATCCTTGGCAATCAGCAATCCGCTTGCCCGGCGCTCGATCCCGTGCCAGTAGGTAGAGACCGGCGGCATGCGCACATACTCCTGCCCCAGCCCCGGGGCACGGTCGAAGCCGAAGCGATGCGAGACGATGTGCTCCCCGTAGGGCGTTCGGAGGGCCACCAGCGGCTTGCGCGTGACGTTCCCGCCGCCGTCATCATCCCCGCAGTCGAGCTTCGAGATGTACTTGGAGTAGCTCGGGTTGACGTACAGGTCTCCGCCGGAGAGGTATGCCCGGCCCGACGCCCACAGGACCGCCCGTCCGGTGCCCGACTGCGCGATGTCAAAGTGGTAGATCGGGTCGCGGGTCACGGGAACCCACAGGTCGGCGTCCTCCTGGCTCGCCTCGTAGACCTGCGTCTCCTTGGTCGTGACCTCGCAGACCCGGCCTTCGTCGTAGACCACCAGCCCGGTGGTGTAGATGGCGATCAGCTTGTAGGGGCCCAGCCCCGTCTTCTCCGTCGGCTGCGACGTGAACGTCTGCGCTGCCGGGTTCGGCGGCGTGAGAGCCGTGGTGGACCGGGCGCCCTGCGCCCACCCGCGGTACTGCGTCTCCACCGGGCCACCGTAGTAGTCCTCCCATCCCGTCAGGAGGTGGTACTCGATCCATGGCTGGAAGATGTCCTCAGGAGCCGGTGGGAAGGGGAAGCCCTCGTGACGGTTGTTGATGATCCACGTCGAGTAGTCGTGCGTCTCATCCGGCGGCCAATGCATGTAGTACGGGATGTAGCAGGCCGTCGGGTCGTAGTCGTAGATCGGCCCGCCGTTCCAGAAGATCAGCGGCCTGAGGCCAAGGAACTGGATCTCTCCTTGCGGCAGCACGTACTCGAAGAAGCGCGTCTCGTCGGTGATCTGCTTCGTCTGCCAGAGGTGCTCCGTCGGGCCGTCTCCGAAGTCCACCGAGAACCGCCGCTCATCCACCGTGACGTGCTCGCCATGGTTGTCGGTCACGTGCCACGAGCCCTGCCACGTCCCGAAGTGGTTCTTGGTGGCCGGCTCCAGCGTGTCTTGCATCGACGGCTCGGTCGGCTCGCACGTCCACTCATAGACCGTGGCGACATCTAGGCGGGTGACGGGACCGTAGTCGTACGACTTGTTGTCGTCGTTCACCTGGTCCACGGTGCGCCGCCACCCCAGGTCGTTGACGGTCACCTCCACGTGGCCCTCGGCGTGCGTGATGTGCGCGTGCCCGCTCGTCGGGAAGGACGCCAGGCAGTGTCCGCCCGCGCTCACGTAGAAGGTCTCCTCTACGACGACGCCTTCATCATCGAGCCGGATGCCGTCAGCCATGCGGGGAAGGGGCGCGACCACACACCCCGAGGGGCGTCGCGGCGGGTAAGGTCGCCTCCCCGCCACCAAGCCGGGCCCTTGCGCGCAGGGACGCCGGCAACGAGAGTAGGGGGTCACTCCCCGTCGCGGACCAGGGCGATCAGGAGCACGCAGTAGTTGATCAGGTCCTTCGCCGTGTCTTCCACGGACTCGTCGACCACCGAGAGCTTCCCCGCCTGCGAAAAGCGGATCAGCCGTGCCACCTTGTCGCAGACCCGCACCAGCAGGCCCTGCTCCGCGGTCGCCAGGCCGGCGGCCTCCGCTAGGCGGAAGTTACGCAGGGGGTCGTCGCCGGTGGCGTAGTCCTCGCTCTTCCCCTGCATCAGGACCCGGGCTTCGTCGCACAGCACCTGGTGCAGCCGCAGCAGCTCCGGCCGTGTCATGCCAGGTCCAGCCCGTACTGCCAGGTGATCGGGTGTTTGTCGCTTACTCCGAAGAGCCACCACTGGTTCGCGCTGTCGAAGCCGAGCGTCGTCAGCGCCCACTGGTCGTCGGTCACCATCGTTCCCGTCGCCAGCACCTGCACCCGGTTCACCCGCCAGTGCGCCAGCGCGTGGAAATGGCCCATGCACAGCACGTCGATGGGACCCAAGCTGTCGGAGGTGTTCCAGCGCAGCAGCCGGTTCTGGACCCCGTACCACGGGATGCCGCTCGTGCCGTAGATCCGGTCGCCATGGTAGAGCAGGTAGTGGTGGCCGCGGATCTGCGCTTTCTGCAGGAAGTAGTCGGCGGTGTTCAGGTTCACCGAGACACCGTGCTCCTTTGCCTGCCCCTGCAGGTAGCGGTAGAATACCACGTCGAAGTTCGTGTTCTCGTGCGCGTGCTTGCCGGCACGGCCGTGGTTGCCGGGCACTGCGAACACCTCTACCTCGCCCCACGCCTCGCGCTGCTTCCCGAGCCAGGCCGACGTGACGCCCGAGAGCTGCCACGCCTGCTCCTGCGGATCGGTAATCTCCTGGTGGTGGGGCTGCGTGGGATAGATCCCGCCCCCGTCGCACACATCCCCGAGGATGAGCACGATCAGCTTGTCAAGGTGCTTCCCGCCCAGGTGCCGATCCCGGAACTGGATCAGCCGCTCCCCCAGGCTCTCGAACCTCGAGCGAAACGTCTGTGGGCCGTAGCTCGCCGTCTGCTTCCCGTAGTGCCAGTCCGATGTCACCAGGACGGCCGTCTCGGGACTCCCCATCCACTCCCCCTTCCCCTGCGATGGCGGCGGGCGAGGGTGTCACGTCGATCACCTCGGCGGGCCGCGCGCCGGCCGGCATGTTGATCTGCACGATCTCGATGGCGCGGCTTCCCTTGTGCGCCCCGATGTCCAGCCTTCCCGGCTTGTCCAGGCCCATCAGCCGGCTCATGCGCTCGGAGAGTTTCAGCGCGGCGGTGATCGCCTGCACGTCGCCCTGCTCGACCTTCGCCCGCAGGGCGTCACGCATACTTGCCAGCCGCTCATACTCCAGGTGCCGAAGGGTGGTCGCGTCCGCTTCCGCCATCCGCGCCAGCTCCCCGTGTACCACCCGGGAGACGGCGCCGGACCCGCCGTAGCCCAGGAGATCGGCGATCTCCTGGCACGTGTAGCCCTCCAGGTAGAGCCGCACTGCGGTAGCACCGCGTGTGCCGGCTGCCGGCGCCGGCAAGAGTTCACCGGCCCCGTCCTGAGAGCTCTGCGACTCGCTCACCGTGTGGAGGCTTCCTGCTCCACGTCGAATCCCTCGAACGCCTCGGGTGGCCCCACGAAGCAGATCACCCGCGGGTTCTCCTTGTCGAACCGTGGTCGCCCCACCATCCCGTAGGCGTACTTGTCGTTCCGCCAGAGCGCGTCCTCAACGCCCTTGCGCACGTTCGCCGCGTCGGGATGCTGCCCGTTTCGGAATACCGGGAAGGTATCCAGGCGCAGCGGTCGCTCGCGGGTGGGAGCCGTCTCCGCCAGCCCCGCGGGAAGATGCGCCCGCACGTGGTCCTTCCACAGCCCATACCGCACGGCGCGGGGGTTTCGGTGGTTCCCGCGCCCGTGCAGGATGGGGTAGTAGGCACCGATCCAGCCGGCCTGAGGGGTCAGCCGGCCAATCTTCGGGGCATCCATCGCGGGGATGATGATGACCTGGGGCGCCGCCAACCTGCGTCCTTCCGCTCCACCTGCCACACCCAGCTTGGCACGCGCCTCGGGGGGAGCAGGGAGTGTCGAGGGGATCTTCTCCACTCCCTGCTCGGGGAGTGCGGCCACGTCAACCTATCAAGGCCAGTATAGCATATAATTGTTTGTTAGTCAAGCGGTGTAACTGCCTGATTGCTCCCGGAACGCCTGGAAAGGATCACGGCGGGCGCTTCACGCTCCCGCCGCTCCGTCAATCCGCGGTCTGGTACTGCCGTGCCAGGTCACGGGCCTCGCGTGCGGTGCCGGGGGCTGCGTCCGCCTTGATCTGGCCCGCCAGGTCCGGCCGGGAACGAATGAGGGGGCCGCCGACGAAGATCGCCCGCGGAGGGTGGTGCATCACCCGGAGTGCCTCGACACACTGGATGGTGATGGGCAACTGGTCGTCGGTTGCCACCGACAAGCCCACCAGGCGCATCCGGCGCTCACCCACCAGGCGTACCAAGTCTTCCAGCGGGGTCATGCCGTCCAGGAAGAGCACATTCCACCCATCAGTCGTCAGGTAGTGATGGAGGATCCGCGGGCCGATGTTGTGGATGTTCCCCGGTACGGCGCACACGCACGCCGCTGGCGCGTCATCCGCCGGGTCGGGCGCCAGGAGCCAGAAGAGAACCGAGAGCGCAGTCTCTACCTGGGCCGAGACGAAGTGCTCCTGCGCGACCGAGACTTGCCCGGCCTCCCAGAGCGTGCCGACGCGCTCCATCATCGGCGTGATGGTGTGCTCGTAGATCTCCTCCGGGGGGTGGCCCGCCAGCAGCAGGAGGTGCAGATCCTCTTGGGCGGCGTTCCGGTCGTAGTCCAGCAGGTGCCCGAGGGTCCGTTCTCCCATTGCCCCCAGGTCCGTACATCCGCCGCTGCCCACCAGTTCGCGCAAGTGCCGATACGACCAGCGTCGCAGGTCGGGATCGGCGATGCTGTAGAGATGCTGCTTGCCCTCCCACCGGTCGGTAAGCTGATCGGCCCCCACCATCCGGCTCAGCAGCCGCCCCGTTGCAGTGGTCCCATGGCCTACCAGCGCAGCCACCTGCGCCACGCTGCGCTCGCGCGTGGCGAGAGCCAGAAAGACCTTCATGCGAGGGGGAAGCTTGGCGGATTCGAGTGTCTCGCGTATGAGGCGATCCTCGTCCATGTGGTCTCCTTCCCTAATGGGTAGTATGCTGCGCGGGAGTTACCCCGCGCGGACAACTCGCAAACGCACGTTTGCACAAGTTCTACTCCCCGGTCCCTTGACAAAGCACCGACTCGGAGGTACACTTCTCTCGTCAAACATAAATGTTCGCCGAACAGAAATGTATGCACAGAGAACACGGGAGGGGTGTGTGAAGGGTCTATCGCCGAAGCAGAAGGAAGTACTCGCGGCCATCGAAACGGCCACCCAGGCCGGTGAACGCCTTAGCGTCCGAGAGCTGGCGGACAGGATGGGCGTCGGTTCCACATGTACGATGCACCAGCACCTGAAAGCACTGGAGCGCAAGGGTTTCCTCAGGCCCGCCGAGGGCCGGCATCGCTCCATCGAGATGGTGAACCCGCCAGGGACTTGCACCGATATTTCGTTCTATGGTATGCTCTCAGCGGATGGCCGCGCCCACACCCCGCTGTTCGGTGCCGGCGCCATGCGCCTGCCAAAGGAGCTGAGTGGTGAGGGCGAGGCGTTCCTCTTCGAGGTCGGTGACGACGAGATGCCCGGCGTCCGCGCTGGTGACCTCGTGGTCGTGCGCGCCACCGAGGCGCCGCGGCAGGGGGATCTCGTCGTGGCCGAGAGGGAAGGGCAGCGCGCCGTCCGGCGCTGGCCCATCCAGGAGGGCACGCTCGTGGGCCGCGTCGCGGTCATCATCCGCCAGGTCTGAGGCTAACAGGTGTTTGGGATACACCAGATCCCTGCAAAGGTCCGTGCCCATGGTCGCCCGCCCGCACGCCGGCAAAAGGTGAACACGCCCCCTGCCGGCCGCCTAGAGTCAACATAATACTCATTATCGGCACTATTCGTCGCTATACGTTCCTTTCGTCTTCGCGAACCGGATGGCTCCTGTGGTGCCCCCCACCAGGTCGGCGTCCTCCGCGTCGAACGGCAACAAGAGCGGCCTAGGACTATTCCAGCAGGCGGAGAGTCCAGCCCCACCCCCGTGATCCAGACTTGTGCACAAAGGCTTGGCATTCAGGGTCATCCTGGAGCACCTGTGCGAAGCCGCCGAGAGTTGCTCGTG